GGCTTGAACCAATTCTTCATTAGGTAATTCATGTTCTTCTAACCCATCTATATCTTCCTCTAAATCCCATACTGTTACTTTCTCAACTACTGGTATACTTTCACCATAAATATTTTCCTTGGTTTTTATTTTTAATTTATCAAAAGCAAAATTTGCTGATATGACTAGGGCAATAGCTAGTGGGTCGAATACAAATATAATAGTTAATAATAGATAATTAATAATTTCATCCATAGGTGTACCTGTTAACCCTGATAAATACTTTAAGGGGCCTAATTCCCCAGCTACATCGTTGTTAGTTGATCTTTCTATTATTTCTGTTTCATATTCAAATAATTTAATATTTAAACTATCTACTCTGTCATTAATTGTAGTTTGTCTATCAACTGCTTGATCTAGTTGTTTTTCTAATGCTCTTCTTGTAGAGGATGATGTAGTAGTTACTAATACACCTTCAGCGTTTGTATATTGTATAACATTGTTAGCTAAACCAGAACGTAAATCAGTTACGGCCTTATTAATATTTTCCTTCTCATTAGCATATATGCTAAGTTGTTCTTTAGTATTATCTCTCCGGGTTTCAATTAAAACTATTTGTGAATTAATACTCTCAGCTTTAGATGCTGTTTCTTGGTAGGATGAAGAAAGAAAACCATATATCCCCATACTTGTAATTAATATTAATACAAAACATGATAGGGAAAGATAAATTTTTAGTAATAATGGGAGTGATTTTCTATATTGATATAAAAGAGATGCAATTACTAACTTAGCTATCTCTAAAGAGGAGGCCATTAATCCTACTGCAAAAGCTGTTCCTGCAAATAGTTTCATTAAACCGCTAACAGAATAGAATGCGGCTGATACTGATACGGATAAAGCAGAAAAGGCTATAATGAAAGGAAATATTCTTTCTTGTATTTTTTTAATCATATCTTATTATTTTTGGTAGGTTTGGTTAACCCCACAATAATATATATAGATACGAACGAGGGGTGGAAGAACCAAGAGATTTGTTACTTCTCCCTTAATCCTTTATGTTTATCTATTTTATCTAAGATGATATTTAATAGTTCATTTTTAATAAAACCTGCCATAGATGCATTTTTTAATGCTGATATTAATTGGAATGCAATAAAAGGTGCAATAATTGTTTCACTTAACCACCATGTACCCATAAATCCTTTTTCCACCATTAAGATAGCTGTAAGAATTAATTCCCAAGTTGTTATAGACTTTAAAACTCTTAAAGATTTATAGGTTTTAAAGCCTTCTTTCTTTGTTCCTGCTATTATTCCAAAAAATCCATCTAACAATAATACAGCGGCTATTGCCAAATATTGTTCAACATTTTCCATTGTTAATTGTAGAAAATAAGAGCAAAGAAAACCTACCCCTGCTATGCTTGCTATTGTTATTTTCATATATGTTATCCTAATCAATTTTAATTCTATTTTTTGCTACGTGTAATATTCTTTCTTCTAATTTAGATACCCTACTTGTTAGTTCTAATATAGTTTTATTTGCACTTTTTAAATCATCTTCTAACTCTTCAATTCTTTTTTGCTTGTAATTACTTTGTTTTGAGGATACAGAGTGGTTTATATCCATCTTCTTTTTTATAATAATCCAAACCTCTTTAATCCCAAAAGCTCCAGCTAAACCAGTTATTACAAATATAAGAGTTTCATTATCCATTATTTATTTATTTAAATATTTCAACCAAGGAGAATATCCATTTTACACAATGTTGTAATTTTTTCTACAATTTATTCTTAAGTATTTATATATCTTTAGACTCAATTAAAGTATAAGTAAATGAATTACCCCAAATTTCTCTTGAGGTTTGACATATATCTAAAAACTCATGCCAATCATCATTATTAGCTATAACTTGACAACCTGCTGACCATTTATCTATCTGGGTGGATGATCTACCAACATTACTAGTTGCTCTGTGAATATTAATTCCAAATAAACCTTCCTCTAAATTTTCTTCTAACAGATCATATTTATCATCTCTATCATTATCTCTATATACTTGGACTGGTTTTTGTTGACCCAGTGCTAGATATTTACCTTGATGGAGTCTTAGTTTATGTGAACTTCTATATTGTCCGGGTTTAAGAATAGCTACTCCTTTATCATTTAGTAGATTTTTTACCCAATGTGTTCCAGGGTCTGTGGTGCATTTGTAACAGTGAAATTTCCATTCACCTTCAACCTTATATGATAGTGTAATATAATCGTCAAACTTATTTGTTACCTTTCCATCTGTATCAGAGTTTCTAATTCCAATTATATTAACATCATAATCGCCCCCAGTAAAATATTTATATTTTTTGTTGTGCATTACAACCTCAATTTCTTCTCTTGTATAGCAATTCATCTATTTATTTTTTTCTTTAGAAGAAAATATTTTAGTAATACCATCAATCCCAAATGATCCTAAGGTAATCATTACAAATGAATTAAAAATTGTATCAGTAATTAACAATTCTTTTCCAAATATTCCGGTGGAAATATCAGCAATTGCAAATATAGTCATAATGGCGAAAGATGCAAATCCTACAATGTTTTTTTCATTAAGATCATTACTATCTTTAAAAATGTTTGAAAAGGTCATAATTTTATTTTTTATATAATTTATCATAATATAACAATCTTTATTGAAACGTTTTGTTTATAAATATAAAAAAGAGGGGTGTTATTACACCCCCCTTAAGAAATTTTTGTAAACTGTTTATCCTAGTTTAAGGATTTTAGTTCACTGCAATATATATGAAAAATATTCAAGGCACCTCCTATCCTTGACAACTCAAACACTCTGAAGATGTTCTAGAACCTAAATCCCCTTTAATTACAGAGTCGGTTCTTAGGTAGTATAGAGTTTTTATTCCTAATTGATGAGCTGTAATATGAACTTGATTAATCCATTTAGGAGAATCAGTTGGGTCAAAAGCAACATTTAAAGATTGAGTTTGATCTATATATTTTTGACGTATTGCAGCCTGTTGGATTAACCCTAATTGGTTAATTTCAGGAAATGTTAAAAATATTTCTTTTTCATCCTCAGATAATACTTCGTTAGGTAAATTTGATACTGACCCATTATCTACTAGTATCTGATCCCAATATTTGCTTTGATTTTTTCCCTTTTCATTAAGAAGTTTTTCTAATTCTGGGTTTTTTACTATAAATGTTCCCTTAGCCCCATTAAACACATAAACATTTGCGGGTTGGGGTTCGATACCTGCTGAGCAATTATTAATACGTGAGTTTGATACTGTGGGGGCGATAGCCATTATATGAGTATTTCTCATTCCTGTTCCCTTACACCAAAGAGGTTCACCATATTCTTTAGCCATCTGTCTAGAGGCTGCTTCTGCCTTTTGTCTAATATCACTAAAAATAGTATGAGTCCAAGCTGTTGATGCTAGTGAATTAAATGGTAAACCCTTTTGTTGGAGGAATGTGTGCCATCCCATCACACCTAAACCTAAGGCTCTTCCTTTTCTAGCGGATCTGTGTGAACGTTCCATTGAATCTTTACCATTAGTTTTAACAATAAATTCTTCCATAACTCCATCTAAAAAGTAAGTAGCTACTTCAACTACATCTGTGTTCTTCCACTCATCATATTTAGCTAAATTTAAAGAACTTAAACAACAAATAAATGAATGTTCCTCATCTGTGTGTAAACAGATCTCAGAACAAATATTTGTCATTGATACATCTAAATTATTCATCCTATATGCTAGAGGGTTGTCTTTATTGACGTTGTCCTTGAACATTATATAGGGTTCACCAGTTTCTACACGTGATTTAAGTATTTCTAACCATAATGACATAGCCTCACTATCACGATCAGTTAATCGCTTCATAAAAGCATCATCTACAACTACACATTGGTGTAAATTTAAACATTGTCTATTAGCATCACCTTTGGGTCTACGAATTTGTAAAAATTCTCTAATATCTATATGGTTAATATCCAAATTAACTGATGCTGCACCTCTACGGACTGAGCCTTGGTTAGTAGCAATAATGGTTGAATCATAAATCTTGGCCCAAGGAACAATACCTTCACTCTGACCATTTCCTGTAATTTCAAATCCACTACCTCTAATTCTACTAAGTGAAATACCAACCCCCCCACCATAAGAAGTAAGACGCATTAGTTCGGCATTTGTAAGACCAATACCACGTATTGAATCTGGGGTGTCAATTCCAAAGCAACTAATTGGTAAACCTCTATCTGTACCTGTATTACTAAGTACAGGGGATGCTAAACCAATCCACCCATTCCAAATGTATTTAAAAAATTTACTTTCTAAATCTGGACGATTTAAACGCATTGCCACAGCATGGGCTACTCTTTTATAGGCTTTGCGAGGTGTTTCTCCTGGGATGAGGTAACCTTTTGAAATTGTTGATAATGATACATTATCAAAAAATTCAGGAAAATCTTTCCCACGCTCCCATTGTGTGTAATCTTCTACTATATTTACTTTCTCCATAATTAAAATATTGATTCATCCCATGCCATAGTTCCCTTAGAGTAATTAGTTACTCTAGTGGAGAAGAAATCGGAATGTTGTTTACCTGCTGATAAATGGTCGAACCATTTCATTCTTTCAACGGCTGTCATGTCAATGTTAGTAATAATTCCTTTATAACCTAAATCACCTAACTTTGTGTTAATTCTATTTTTAATAAAATGTTTTAGGTCATATTGTGAGCAACCTTCTAAATCACCTAATTTATAAACATTATCTATATAATCTAGTTCTAGTTTTAAGGATAATAGTGCTGCTTCATTTATTGCTGCCTCAAGTTCTGGGGTTTTTATTTCAGGGTTCTCTTCGAGTAATGTTCTAAATAACCAACACCCAGCTTCGGAGTGGAGAGATTCATCTCTAATACTCCACTCTACGATCTGCCCAACACCTTTTAACTTATTTCTCATCTTGAAAGATAAGAGGATGGCAAATGAAGAGAACAAATTAACCCCCTCGGTGAATGCTGAAAATATAGCAAGTGATTTAGCAATTTCATAGACATCTTTCTCACCATTAAAACTATCCCTAACAGTAGTAAGACTTTGAATTTTAGCCATTGTAGTCTCATCTTCCATAAATTCATCAAAATTTTCAAGACCAAGTGTTTCATTTAATAATGAATATGCTTCGGCATGGATTGTTTCAAATGCACCAAATGTTGTAGCCATCATAATAACTTCGGGTTTTCTAAACCATTTTGTTACTAGTCCGGACCAATAATCATTAACTATTGTTTCAGTTTGTGCAAATCCCTTTAAAATAGAACCAATGATATTTTTTTCGGTTTCATTTAAATTTGATTTCCAATCTGCTAAATCTGACATCATGGGTACTTCTGTGTGTATCCAATGGGCTTGTTGTTGTTGTAACCAATAATCTGCAGCTTTTTGATATTCAAAAGGCTTATAGACAATTCTCTCCTCTAGTAGGTTTCTTCTTTTCATTTCTTTTTATCCATTTAATTCAAAAAATTTACTTTTTAACATTTTCTTATCGAACTGATCAATACCACCTCCAAAGTTATTTTGTTGTTGTGGTTCATCTTTCTCATAATCATCTTCATTATATTCATGTACCTCAAAATGACCAGTTGAAGTATCAGCTTTAACACCATAAGTTAAACCATCCATTCCATATCTATTTTTCATAATATGAAATCTACCTGTTCCATTTACCTTATCTTGTTTTTTTCTTGAAAGAGACATACAGAAGTCAGTTATCATTATTTTATCATATGAACCTGCTGCTTTATCTCCCTCAATAACATCATCCTTAGCACCTGCTCTATTTACTTGAGAAACTGACCAAATTGGTACATTTAATTCACGAGCAAGTCCCTTAGTGCTGATATAAATATCATCTATTTCTCCTTTTCGATCTGCTGTTCGTTTTTTGGTTGAAAGTAAATCTACATAATCTATTATAATCAAATCAGCTTTAATTCCTAAATCTTCTACCTTACGAATATGTGATTCTATCGTAGATATTGTTGCTCTACCCGTTGGAAATTCTTTAATTATTAACTGTCCAGGTAGTTCAGGGAGTATGCCTTCGATTTTTTCCCTATTTTGTAGTATCTGATCAACAGGGATTTTAGAGAAGAAGGCATCATATCTCCTACCAACATATTGTTCACCTAGCTCAAGTGTGTAATGAAGAACATTAAATCCCATTCTTACAGCATAACCTCCTAATGCTACTAATGACCAAGATTTTCCACCTCCGGGGTTGCCAAATATAAGACCAAAATCCCCATTTCCGAGACCCCCTTGAAGTATCTCATTAACCTGATTCCAGGGGGTTGCAATAGTTACTCTTGCATCTTCTCTAAAACGTGACTCAATATCTTTATTATATTCATGCCCCACATTTTTATCATTTCCGGCTTTTAATGCTGATTCTACTAAATGTTTAATACCATCAAAATCCCCAGCTTTAAGTAGATCAACACTATTAAGTAGTGCTTTTTTTAGTTGTTGGTTTTTACAAAATGTTGAAAATTCCTCCTGAACATATTCTAAATCTTCATCTGAGGATTGGTATGCTGATTTTAATTGCTCTCTAATTGAAAGTCTTAATACTTCATTATCTAGCTTTTGTAGTTCTACTTTAAGAACATCCATTGAGGGAGTACAATGATACTTATCATAATATTTAAGTATTTCATTAATAATCCACTGATGTGCTTGATTATCAAAATATTCCTCACTAAGAATATCATGTATATTTATTAAAAACTCTTTATGAGTTAATAATGAGGATAATACTTTTACTTGAAAGTGACTCCCGTAGGAGTTAAGCTTTTGCAAGGTCATAACTTTTATTTATTTAATTTGTAAGGATTCAAAACAATCTTTTATCCAATATTCTACATTTCTAATTATTCCACCTAATTGGTCTACATTATACATTGATATGAATTGATCAGGGAGATAATGAAGATCTTTGGATGCTATAAGTTTATCTAAAAATATTTCATCATTCTTATCAATCATGGGTTTAGACAAATCCATAATCTTATAATTAGTTTTAAGTGATTCGAAGTTTTGAATTATTCGAGCATATATTACATTTTCTTTTAATTTTTCAACTGAGATATTGTAGATATCATCTAATGTCATTTCTTGTGTTGATAATTCGGGGAATAATTTATATAGTTTCTTTTCACCTAACCCTTTTACACCTACTACCTTATCCGAATTATCTCCCATTAAGGTTTTATATAATATAAAATTATTTGGGGACATTTTAAACTTTTCTACCACAGTACTCGTTGTATAATACTCCTTCTCCATAGGACGATACACAATAACATTTTCGTTTATTAGTTGTAAGAAATCCTTATCTGATGAAACTATAAAGACTTTATCTTCTTTCTTTGCAGGAATAACTTGACTTAAATAAGCAATAATATCATCTGCTTCAACCTTATCTATTGTTACAGTTTTAACAGGGAGTGTTTTTAGATATTGGATTATTCTTACCATTTGATCTACTTTGGCATCATCCTCATCATCTTTATCATCAAAAGCATCCCAGTTTGTAATACGTTGAAGGTCTCTACCGGATTTATATTCGGGGAGCAAATTCTTCCTATTATTGGAAGAACCTGCCCCATCGAAAACTACATAAACTTGTGTTGGGCTCATTTGGCGTATCATTGCACCTAATGAACGGAAGAATCCACCTAAACCTCCAATATGAACACCATCAGGATTAACCATATTAAGAATTGCAAAATTCCTAAAAAATAGATTTAAACCATCAAAAATTAATATTCTCTCTCCTTCTACAGTCTCTTCCCCATGCTCATCGACGCTGTCGAGGAGTTGTAATAATTCTTCCTTTTTCATGTATTTTTATTTATATGGAAATGTACGAAAATTCCCCCCAATAATCTAACCTATTTAGGTTCATCTGAGTAACTTGTAATGTCTGTATAGGATTCATCTTCTTCAGCAATTATGAATTCACCACCCCCTAGGATCTTAGCCCATGCCTCAGCATGTTCCTCTTTATACACTTTTAAAGCTTTTTCATCATCAAGAACAAATCCATGAGGAGTCATAATAATTTTCCCCCTAGTAGTAATCCCATTGATGTGATTTTTATCAATTTGAAGATTAGTACGTTTAGCAAATTCTACATGCTTTCCATCTTTAATTGCTTTAATTTTAGAAGTTCCGGCTGACATAACATTACCAAATGTAATTACAAATGTTGAATCGAACCACATAGCATATCCACCTTTATTCATCAATTTTGGTTGACCCATAGGATGTTCGGCTTTCAAAGTCCACACTTTATTAATACAGACTAGTGTATTTGTATAAGGACAACTCTCTTTACGAGACATTACTATCCGTTGATTAACGTTGTTACCGAATTGAGTTGACATTGCACCCGCATTCCACTCATTGTTGTTTTTATTTGATTTTAACGACATTTCACACGGTACAGACCCAATTGAATCCCAACAGAACATCAAGTCATAAGGTAAATTACCTTTCTTCTGTTCATCAAGTAAATCTAAAATAAACCCAGCAACATCTTCAATTGAATTTATAGTTTCTCTATCCACATAGATAAAATTACCATTGTAATCTACAACTTCACCAGTTTCTTTATCAATAACTTCATTTATTTCAAGTCCCATCATCCTCGCATGCTCCCAAGACCATTTCATCTCTGTAATAATAAATACAGGTAGTATACCTCGTTTTTGGGCGGCTACTGCTCCTTCAATCATGGCGGTTGTCTTTCCTGTATCTGAGTGTCCTCGAAGTAATACAATATGACCTTGAGGGATACCGGGTACTGAAGTAACTTCTTGATATGCTTCAGATAAGGGTATCCAAGTTTGCTCTTTAAATTTTGCTTTTGAGGATAATCCCTTTTTAGTCTTAAATCCATCTAAGTTAAAACTTGCTTTAATTTCAGAGGAGACTGCCTCCGATAGTGATTTTTTTGTTCTTGCCATTAGAGTTTATTAAAAAGGTAAATCGTCATTTTCATCATCATCATCACTACTACCAAATAAATCATCAAATTTATCAGACTTAGTTTGTTTTGATACTTTTGTATTTAGTGAGTAATTTGATTTTTGTGAATCATTATCAAATGAAACTGCAGGTTCGGATGATATTAAACCTTCTTCCTCCTCACCTTCAGGTGATAACCATTCTTGTAATGCAGCTTTCATCTCATCATAAGGGATTGGTTTAAATACTTTCATTGGATCCGCTTGGTTTTCCAATAATGATTTAATTGCATCCTCAGTATCAGCTAATGCCGTAAGTTTCAATGATGGTCCTATTGATGTTTTGTTATATGGTGTTCCTGTTGACTCTGGTCCTACAGTTGATAATTTAATATCTCTACCTTGAGCAATATCAGTAAAATCACCAATTTCCTCATCAGCCGCCATATTTAAGAACTCTTGATAAACTTCTTTACCAAACTGCCATAATTTAACTCCTTCACTTTCTTCACCACGAACAATAATAGGTGCAAATGTGCGAACTTTAGCATCTAATTTTTTAGCTAAACGCCAGTTTTCCTTATCACTTGTACTACGTAGTTTTTTAGCAAACTCCTGTATTGGGTCTTTCTCACCCCAATTAGCAGGGGAAGCCATCACACGTTTACTACCAATCCCATAATAAAACATCATTTCAGTGAATGGGTTGTCTTTATTATATTTTGAGGGAACAACTCTAATTAACTGTTTACCTACTGTTGGTTTCCAGAAGAGGTTTTTATTACCACCTCCTTGGTTACTTGCCTGACTCTGAAAGTCGTTTAGGCGTTTTTTGATTACATCTAAATCCATGTTTATAACTTTTTATTTTGATTATTTATAACTACATTAATATACGAACTCTTATTAAGATATCCAAGTATCTTTTTATTTTTATTTTAAATCGGTTTTTATAATTATAGGGCTACCCTCTAAACTATAACTATATTCTTGAGCGGTATTGAAATCATGAAAAACAACTACGTCATTCTCATAAATATCACCCCCACTAGAATAAAAGGGAATTACAATATATACTTGAGGAAACATTCCTTCATTCAAATATTTTTTAAATATATCTAATTCTTTCATTATACTTCGATTATTTTGTGTATTTTTGTCTTCAACTGCTTCAATTCATCATGTTGAGTTAATAGAATTGTATTTTTATAATGCTGCCAATCAATTGGAAATTTAGTATCAACTACTCCCCCATTCAACTTTTTAATTAACTCATTTAAGGCATTTATTGAATAAAGAGTATTAGAGTCTTTCTTCCTATGCACCATAATGGTATTTGGGGGGAGGTCTGCTACATTACCCAGATCTATATTATAAGTACAAACATACTCATCATTACTTTTAATGTGTAAGACAAATATCTTATTATACATTATTGAGTAGCTGGTAGTTATATGATTTAGGGTATCATTTAATCCTTCTAAGGTTGTAAATGTACAAAATAATTTGTTACTTGCCATATCTCTTTCTGTGTGATTTCCAGTATCATATACCATAGTATACATATGAGAGGGACTTTGTAAAATTGAATTCATAACCTTATTTTATTTTATATTATAGCTTCTTACTATAGGCACAATGTACGAATATTAACTAAAAAACCCAAGTTATAATTTATTTAATTTTATAGATTAACTAAACCATATCATGGTAATTATCCCCACTTACCATTTTAATACGAAGGTCATACTTCGGGAAGATATCCATAATTTCCTTCATTTTATCTCTCTCGGTTTTATCCACATCAAAGCAAAAACTATCATAAGTATATAAAATCAACTTAGTTTTGGCACCTCTTAATATTTTAAACATATCCCACAATATTAATACATTATTTGCAGTTTCTGTTGATTGTAGTATGTAATTCAACAATTTGGGTGGATTCATATCTTCCAATTCATCTCGCTCAAATCTATAATTTGAAAGAGGACATTCAATAAAACCCTCGGCTTGATAGCGCTCCCACATCTCATCAGTATATACTCCTAACTTCTTAAAGAATTCCAGATCTTTATATTGATCGAAGGCCCCCCCATACATTTGTCTAAACGTTAGCTCCTTAGCTTTCTTGTAATCCACTTTATACATTTCTGCAAATGCCATATGGATATCACCACTACCGAAAGTAAAGCCCACCAAATTAGCGAGAAGAGTAGGATGATAAGCGCTAATATCCAACTCAATAAGGAAATCATTACGAGGGATAATAACTTTTCTATCCCCATTTTCTTTATTAATTGCGGCATAATTTACTCCTTTAAATCTATTTGAGGGTCTTCCTGTGAGGGTTTTGAAGTTGAATTGCGTGTGGACGTATTCTCCATCGATATCATGAAAACGCGATTGGAATTCATCTCTATTAACTCGTAAGCCTGCTCTTTCGATGGCGTTGAATACCACTGTGGCTTTTGTATTAAAAAATTCATTGATTGGCTCATTTATTCTTTTTTTTAGGTCGTTAAAGGTTTGCTCACAATATTCATAGTGTTTTACAATCGGAATAATGCGGTTTAAGTCTTTTTTATCACCCATCTTGTTGTAGAAGAAGGAGTGGGTTGTGGTAAATTGTTGTATATATGGAGGGGAATTTAATGTTATGTCGTGAAGAGTTTTTAAAATAAAATAATGTAAAAATTCCTTTTTATCCCTAACGTATACATTTTCGAATGTGTTTAATACGTGTTTAACGTCGTTTATATCGATTAGTAATGTCTCACTATGGCATATGGGTATGATGAATCCTTTAGGCGAATTTAACGGTTGAATATAAACAGCACATACATCATTTTGTGTTGGGTGAATCCTATTATTATATGGGATTATCTCAACGAATACATTCTTATAATCCTTGTCGTAAAACTCCCTTAATTGTTTTTTGGATTCAACTAACCAATACATAACTTTAATTTTGCACCAATCTACGAAGGAATAATACTAAAACCTAATTATTTGTAAAACTTTATATAATTTTCCTTTAAGAATCTCCCCAATCCCCTTATTTTTCCTCTCTTCTCAGTTAATAATATTACATTTCTGTTTGTGTTGAATACTTCTTTCCTATCTCCTATCAGAGTCCATTGGATAGAAAAAGCATTGTAGGGTTCCCATAGGAATTTAATATCTTGGTCTTTTAAGGAAGTATATGTTTCTTTATTTAATTCTAAATAGAGGGGTTGATTTATCTTTACACAAAAATACCTAGTAAATGAACCTAAAACATAATTTTCGGATGTTGGGTTTGGATAGAATTGGGTTGGGGTAAATTTCCTTGTAGATCCCAATAAATCGATGTTTTGTAATCTTGAATAATCCACTACCATTTCTTCACTATACCCAGGTGTGTTTATATCATCAAATATTGTTGGGGCGTCTAAATAGGCTATTCGGTTTTGTGGGAGGTTGGGGTTGTAGGATGTTGCTGTATCTACAACTTCAAGTAATTCAATATTTGGTGGGTCGTTTTGGGTTTTACCTGTGTAAAATTTACCATCATACGTTTTATAATAATAACCTGTATAATATTCTCCCGTGGTGATTAACTGTAGTTTGTTATCACTTGTATATTGATTTGTTAGTATTCTACTTTTTGGTATGTACATATCTTATGATGATGGGGCTCTAAATATTAATAAATTCCAATTATTACTATTTCGGTTGGTATATGGGAAAGAGGTATTATAGTTTGTTTTAGTTGATGTTGACCATTTTGAATTATTAATTTCCCCCACATAGATTTGAGTATGACCATATTGTCTATGAGAACCAGATCCAACATTTGCATAATAAGCTACAACATCACCATAACCCCAAGGATTATTTGGGGTGTTTAACATCCTAATAACTTCTGCTTTTGTGATGCCCGTAGAAATAGTTTTTTTATATCCTAATTTTGTTAAATTATTATAATATTGGGTGTTATTATTAGCATTGCCTCCTGCGGATATTTGGATTGATGGTAATGGTTTACCTCTTAGGAACTCCATATAAGCTGCAGCCATATTTACAGTCCATCTAGCACACATACCACTAACTTCACCATCTCTATTAAATACTCCATTATAACTACTCTGCATTGCATCAAATCTTTTTCGTGATGTTGGGTCTAAAGATGCGGGGGGTTCAACTAAAGATGTTGGTGGGACAGCACTTGGGGCTCCTGATGAGACCTGACCTGTTACTTTACTTTTTAATTCTTGTGGTCTTGATACTGTAGATAATGTTTCTGCGGGGACTGATATGGTAGATATACTTGTTGTCCAAGCACTTGGGTCAACTGTATGGTTTACAGCTGTTAGTTGTAGGTCTATTTTATCATTATTGTAAGATGGTGGGAGGACATTATCAGTTATTAAGAATTTTTCATATAACCTCATTCCTGATAAACCATCCATTTCTAAAGATAAATTAAATGGAATGAAAAAAGGTGATTGTAATTGCTTCTGAATAGTTAATTCTCCGGTAATTAGACTAGCATGGGTGAAGTTTAGGGAAGTTAATGTATCTATGTTTTCTTGAAGTAATTTACCCTCAACATAAATAGCCTTAAATAAACTGTTTTCTTCTGAGTTAATATTAGTATTAAAATTAGAAGTAATTGTTTCTTTATCTCCCTCCTCACTACTAGAGGGTGGTTGATCCGCATTTACTTTTTCCTCAATTATTCTATCTATTAAACCCGCATTATATTTTCCAAAAGGAGTTGAATTGATTGTAGCATTATTTGATTGTAGTTGAGCACCATTTATAATCATAGTAGCGGCATCACTCGATAAATCTGAATTTAAGGATATATTCCTAACAAAGCTACCCTCAATTCCAGGTTTAACCCCAAAAACATTAAACCTAGCATATGATTCATTTGGTTCAGGTGGTGCTTCATCTCTCCTTTGGGGGATGTCTTCAATAAATATAATTTTATTATTATCGTCTGATACTTTTATTTCAAATTTATTAATACCACCTAAAGAAGATATTATACCTCGGTTTAATGTTTTTAAAAAATCAAGAAGGCTTATATTACCAGAGTCAGACTTTGGAGATTTATTTATTACTTCAGTTATGTAGTTA